TCTAGTGGGCCAAGTCCTAAAGTGATATTCACCATAAAGGCATTGAAGTAACCACTAGCAACGATGGTTGCTACTGCTTCATTCGAGCCTGTTGAGGTGCCGTTGTAAATCCAAACTTTTTGCACGTCGTTGTTAGCACCTGAGCTAACACGTCCCATGTAATTAATTCCAAAAGCCATGTTAATTTCTCCTGTTAAGTGTTAGCTATTAAGGTGCTAATAAATATTGAACTCGTACCAAGCCTTTTGGATCAACGTTCACGGCTCCGGCTTCCATCCACATGTTAATCAAATAAGATGTTTTGATGTTTTCCCAAGATATGTCGCCACCTAATTTCTCAGATTGCGCATAACCTACTGCCATCTCGTTAATGAAGAACGCATTACCTACAGTGTCACCACTTGTTAAAGGCAATCCACCCTCATTCATTTGAGGCAATACAATGAAGTTCATTCCAAGGAATGACATACCATTCAGGCCATCATTATCAAGAATCTTTTGATTGATGTATAAGGAGTTGGTCAACTGAATCTCAGCAAGCAATTGTTCTTCACCGATTGCATCCAGGATAACAGTACGCTTTCCACGGTTAGCAGAGCGTTGACGCAACCATCTGTGCGCTTCTTTAAGCTTCGCGTAAGTGAATCCAGTGGTTCCAGCAACAACGCTTGCGCCTTGTGTAGTTGTTGGAGTAGTGGAGTAAGTAGCACCTGCCACTGTGTCGATGATGATTTGGTCTGCACGTCTGCCAATAGCCCAAGCGCAAAGCTTAGAATATTCTTCAACGGCATTCACTGCTAATTTGTTTTGGAAAGAACGGTCGGCATATTCAGAGGCATACCAGTCTTCAATCACGGCAATCGCATCTCTGTTTGAGATGTTCATAGGGGTGATATCGTCCTGAGGTGCTTTTTGATTCGCCATACCTTCGCCAAATACTGGGAAGTGAACCTGTGAACCTTTAGTTCCGGTTTTAGTTCTAACGGCATTTTGTAATAGGAAACCTTCGGACTGGAATTCTGCGTGTGCGTCTGAAAGGAATTGTTGGATCTCAATTTGCGATAAGGCTAATGACATGATTTAGACTCCGATAATTAATAAACAAAAAGGGTTTTGTTTACAATCAAGGTGTCCAAACGAATCAATCAGGCTCTTAAAATCGTTTTACCAACATCAGCAAAACGATTCGAAAAGGTATCCAACCTAGTTCGGGCTTGTGTAAATTACTTTCATTGTAGCACCAACCAAGCTGGAATCAATAGTTTTAACGTCCTTTATTTCTAAGCTCTCGTGCTGCGGCATCGCGGAATCGTGCAGCAAGTGAATCCTCATGATTCTTATCTTGCACTCGCGTTCCTGCTTTAAGCTCTTTCTTGTATTTTATTTTCTCGTTTGTTACTTCGTTTGATGATTCATATTTAACTGGCGTTGATGATGCACTTGGAACATTCGTGCTTGGTGCAGCAAGCAATCTAAGGTTATTAAATAGCTTGAAGTCCTCAGGGGTCATAAGCCAATTATTCTTAATCATCGTGGCTTCTTCGGCAGTCATGTTATCCGTCATCCACTTATCAATCGCATGATAAGTATGAGCGTCTGTCTCGGTTAAAGTCTTTTTAAGGCTTGATTCCATCTCGGCCATCATCGCTTTGTTTGCTTCAAAGTATTGGCCTACAAGATGCTGAAACCCTTCTTGTGATATACCCATCTCCTTCAATGCTGGTGTAAGCCCTGCGATTAATGGATCGTTTGCTTCAAGCCCTTCCATTCCCTCAACACTGTAATTTTCTTGAGGACTTCCCCAATACTTGCCCATCTTAGTTGAAAGCTCTTTGTAAGACTTGGCTTGCTCATCTACAGTTTTAAATTTGTCTTTCATAAACCATTCGGGTGACTCTGGTTCTTTTGGCGCATCAGGGTCTTTTGCTTCTTCACTAGCAGGGGCTTGAATAGGCGCATCACTTTGGTCTGAATCAGTATTAGGTACAATGTTACCAGGCACCACAGGCGGCACGTTATTTGTTGGTTCAATAGGTGCAACGGGTATGCCGTCTGGCGTTGTAGTTCCTTGGTCGTTCAAGTGCATAATATCCCTCTATCTAATTGGTCGTATGGTTGGTTTGCGTTTGCGCCCAATACTGGGTGCGGCTTCACTTAAATCTTTTTGAGCCTTAGCTGATGCTGCGCTCAAACTAAGATGCGCTTGAATCCCCATCGTGAATGAGCGAATCATTTCATTCTGCCCTTCATTAAAATAAGCCCATGAAGGTTCACGGCTAGGGTTTGCAACTGGACTACGAAAGTATTTATTCTCAAGCAATGCCAAAAGCTTTGCGCCCTCTGGGTTTTTATAAAAGACTTCATAACATAATTGACTAAATACTTTGCGCCAGTCTTGTTCTATCTTTTGGGCTGGGCTAAATGTATCGACTTCATTGTCCTTCATCTATGCTAACTCCTGCTTGCTCTGCTTGTTGTTCTGCAACTTGTCCTGCGACTTGTTGAAGCTGTGCTAATTCCTCAGGGGTCTTGATGTTCTTGACTTCAATGCCCTGATTGTCTGCCATGCCTGTAATCAATTCAACGGGATTAAGCGCGGCTGTTGCAGCTTCCTGTCCAATCATTGAAGCAAGAGCTTGATAGAATCCAAGCAACGCCTGTGTCTTCACCTGGCCTTTGGCTGTCATCAATGGCGTATCAAACGATAAGCTAAGTATTTGGCCATCAACTGAAAGCATTTTAGAGCGAATATCATCAGGTATATTGGCAAAGGTTTGCGGTAATACTTTATTAATAACCCATAGAGTACGTTGCACCACTGGGATAAAGAACTCATTTTGAAGTCTTGGCACCATCGCTGAGAAGGATTCAAGGTTCTCGGTGTATCGAATCTCGGCCTCTGTTGCGGTTCGTGTTGGTGAGTTAACCGCACCTAATGGGAACGCATAGAGCAAGTCATTAATCTGCTGCCTAAAGTCATTGACCAAGAGCGCATTGAATTGAATATTGCCTGATTGCTCGAACGGTTTAATAGGCCATTCACCCATAATCATTTGAACCGGAACGATTGAACCAGGTCTTGGGGTGAAGGTTTGCTGATTGAACGCTGAGTCACTCGCGGCCATGTACATGGGGTTTGCTTGAAACGCTGCGGCTACAAGCTCATCCTCTAATGCCTGGTTGATTGTTGCGGCTGTCGGGAACGCTTCTAAACTTGGTCCTCTACCGCGAATCTCACCCGTTAATCTGCGCATTCTGTATACAATCCAAGGCCATGAGCTTGACTTTTGTTCAAGCAAAACCTGTGTTGCTGAGGTCATGACTACATACTGATAGCGTTCTTTCTCATCTGCATCGTAGTCAATCCACGCGCATTCCCATAAGTCGAGCTGGTCTTCTGGTTTTTTATTAAGCTTTGCAATGGCTTCGTCTTTTATTCCTGGCCACATGCTTCGGATATTTTCGACTCGGACTTGATACCAGTCTCTAAAGACTGCATCGACTTGCCCTTCTGCATCACCCTGGAACATGACATGGCTAGCTGGTACTGCTTCGTAACGTACTGGCTTCCTGATATTGCCCTCATTGACTGCAATAATACCTGTTGATATAAGAACATCTTGCAAGCTCTCCCCAACGGCTAGATAAAAGTTTGAACGGTCAATGATTTTAAAAAAGTGATCGGTCATGCGCTGGGTTGCATCAAGAGCTTTTTGATAGAGCGGTGTGCCTGGTTCGCCAAACTCATCACCTGGTGTGAACTTAACCCACTGCTGGCCTTGTGGCACCATATTCATGAGCATCTTATCAGCAAGGCGTTTGTGAGCTATTGGAAGGGTTAAGTCGTAAATATCTGCGTTGTATTCTTGACCTGGGGTTAGCATTCCTGCTAGCCCGTAGTTCTCAAATGGGTTATAGTTTGGCATAGCATAGTGATAAGATGTTTCAAGAATCGAACGCCACATATCAAGATCACTCTTTGCGGCTGTGCGCATGGCAACCAAACGATTGATATTAAGCTTAGGCTTCTTCTGTTCTTTGACCTCATCGAAAAGCTTCGCATTGTCTCGCTTCTTTAGAAGCTTTCGCATATCTGCCATTATCCAATTACTCCTGATCCGCCTAGAGTAGAACCAGCATCGGTTTCAAAAAATCCACCAGCTCC